CCCTGTTGTTACGGGAACAGTTAATCGAGTAGAAGTAATAGATAAATTATTCAATCCAGGAATATTTATTCCATTAATCCTAACCGATATAGTAGCTGTACCAGATTGAGTTACGGCACTAAAGCTTAGGATATTATACCCTTTTAATAAAGCGAAATCAAGAGGATAAGTTTGAACAACAGGAGATTCTATGTCCCCAGAATATTGTTCGGTATTATCATTAATACTATTAATTTGATTTTGGAGTTTGCCAAAAGCCTGTAAAATATTATCAGTAGCAGTTATTGCGCCACCAGTAGTTATATTTAAAGCCGTCAATGAAGTTGATAAAACTTTTGAGAAGAAACCGAAGAATCCTTTATTTCCTGATTCTTTCCCGTAGAAAGTATCATTACTAGGATTCCCTACAATTTCATCAGATCTAGCCACTGTCCCGAACGATGATCCCCCGTAATCAACGATAAGCATATCCCCCGTGACTCTTATTTGCCAATCTGTGCCATTAAAAAATATTACTTCTCCAGAAACAAGGAAAACTGTTAATCCAGTAAAAGGCTGCCAGAATTTCCAAGTTCCTGTAGGCAATCCATTCAAGCCAATTACAGGATAAGCTATCTGATTAGTTTTTCCCGCCCACGCCCCAGTAGCTCCTGCGGGGACAATATAGTAGCTATCTATACTTTGAGGACTTGGGGGTGTGGTAAGGGTATAGGAAAGAATAGGAGCAGAGCCTATAGAAATAAGTCTAAATAGCTCGTTCGCTATTTGTTCTTTGTATTCCTGGGAAGATGCCAGTAATAATCCATTAGAGCCGAATATTGTCCCAGCCATCTCCAAATTCCTCTGCCATCTTAGCTTTTACCCAGTTATTGTTCTCGATTTTACAAAGACTTTTCAAGTAAGCTTCGTAATTATTCAAGTCATTTTCATTATAGTCTTTTTTGAAGATTGCGTGTAACTTCCAAGATTTAGGGGGCATCCAGTCTTTGCTTAGTCTAGGATTTTTAAATGTTTTTACCATCCATCCCCGGACACTTTCAATATGCTCACCTTTTTTGTAAGCTTGTCTAAGAGCGTACTTGTAGGCTAGGTATAATTCCCTATCTTTATCGTGAATTATAATCTCTAGTCTTTCGTTGGCGATTTGTTTCTTTTCTTTTGTTGAAAATTCATGTCCACAATAAGGACAAATACGAGCGGAAGCGTAGGTTATTTTATTGCAATTTTCGCACTCTTTAGTCGGAGCTTGTCCTTTTTGGGTATCAGAAGATGTAAAAAGCTTAGGATACTCTACATCCTCGATAAATCCATGCTCGGTTACGTTCCCCGCTTGATCCAAAATCAGACAATCAATCTTGTCTAACCAGCTACAAAGCCGTTGACCCCGACCAGTCATCTGAATATAAAGAGTTCTGCTCTTAGTTGGCCTAGCGTGAATAATGCAAGAAATTGCGGGCAAATTAAATCCAATTCCACAAGTATTAATATTTACAATCCCCCGCAATCTCAATTCAGCTACTTTTCTAAATATTTCTCTTCTTTCCTGCTCTGGTGTTTCGGCTGTGATAATGGCCGTGGGAACACCCCTCTCGTTAAATTCTGTACAGAGGCTTTTAGCGTGTTCTACACCCGCAGCAAAACAAACAAATTGTCTCCCTTGACCGAGCCTGCGATACTCGGAAACTGTTGATTTTACCGCCTCAAGACAACGAATCTCTAACTGACTAGCATCAAAATCACCGCCATTAATTTTTACTCCTTTAGTATTAATTTTATTTTTAGTTCCAAAATAAACACAACCGACAAGCGCGCCACGTTCGATCATTTCTTTTGGAGTGGGGCCAGTTATTTGAACCTCAAAAATATCTCCCAACTCTTCACGCTTCGATAACCGCCACGGGGTTGCTGTTAATCCAATTACAAGGCGATTATCTACTGGTAGGGTTTTCCCTAAAAAAAGATGCTGTTGTTTACGAATGATTTCCCATGCCGAGTTTATTTCTTGTAATATCTCTTTTGACTCAGCGTGAACTAGACTAAGGTGTTTGCATTTTTCTTTAGCTTCCTCAAAAGTGATTTTATAAGGTTCTATGTCTTCTCTTTCTACAGCGATACCTAATACTGCTAATTCGTCACGAATGTCTTTGATTGAGGTTGTTTGCTTACCGTTTTTAAGGTTGGGAAAGCTATCTTTAAACCATTGGCAGTAAGCTGATAGATGAACTTCATCGGCTAGTATTACTTCGGGATTAAACCAAGTAATATCTCGTCCTCTAGATAAGGTTTGAGTTGTTGCAATTTGTACTAATTGGTTTCTATCTTCTTTGTAGTTACCAGCAATTACTCCAGCAGTTAATCCAAATTTCCCCAAAGTTTCTAGGGTTTGCTCAATAAGTACCGTAAAAGGTACTACGATTAAAGTCCGTCGCTGTCTTTTTACGGCGGCATCGTAGATTATTTGACAAAAAAATACTGTTTTACCCCATCCGCAAGGGGCAACGACTAAGGCTCTTTTGTAGATTTTTGGATTTAGAGCGTCATACAGTTCTCTTTTAAGAGCTTTTTGGTCATCTCTTAATTGAATTTGTGGTTTAGTCGGTGCAAAAAGTGTTTGTGTTTGTAGTGTTGGTGTCATAATATTAGGTGATTGTCTTGATAAAATTTGATATAGCTTCTGCTATTTCGCCTGTCTTGTCACGAATAAAGGTAATCTCCTCTTGTTTGTCAGAGATTCCAAATCCTGAGTAATACCCATTATCTGGATCACCATACTCTTTACACATGGCTATTTCTTTTATTTTTCCTGTTCTTAAATCAAATATCGTACCAGTTACTCTAATTTCTGGTATCAAGCTAAAGCTTGGTATAAAACCACAAAAAACTTTAATGTGGGATATGGTCTGACTATCTAAAATAACTTTGGCATTACCTATTAGGTAAATTTGTTGATCGAACTTTATTTCCCATTCTGACCAAAGAAAATTTTTAAACGCCCAACTGTTCCAGTCAGAATTATCGTTATATTCTTTGTGACAAAAAGCCGCAATTTTTTTAAGTATATCTATTTTTTTTGAGCGTCCCATAGCTTTTGACTTTTCAAGAAACTCTTTTGCTGTTATTGCCATAGTGTTACCTCGGTTTATATTTTGGTTTCAATAAAATCTATAGTCAATTGTAAACAACTATGTTTTTTAACCTTTTTAAACAAATCTATTTTGATTTGTATTTCATTTTCGATAAAGTCTAAAATAGGTTTTATTATTGTTTTTGTTTCTGGTAGTAAAATATCCAAATGTTTACCATCTCCCTGTATTTTTTTCCTGTTTGATTTTATTTCAACCCAACTAAGATAAGGTACAGAATTATACTCTAAAGCTAAACAAGCTTCTACTGTAACTATTAATTTTTTAGAATATTTATTTTGAAACTCAATCCATACCCTGTATTGACATTGAGTTAGACTTTGACAAAAAATTTCCAGTGTTCCCTGTAGATAGGAAAATCCGTCTTCTGTCTTTATTTGCCATTCTGAGTAATTAGAATGGCTAAAAGTTTCTCTACAAAAAACCTCAATTTGTTTTAATGCTTCTATTTTGTTCATTAGTATTAATCCTTGATCTCAATTGTTTTAATAAAGCCTATGATAGTTTCCATTATTTTTGTTGCTTCTGGAATCAAAATATTGAACTCTTCTTTGTTTCCGCTTGGATAAAGATTATATCTTGAGGTTTCATTGTTTCTGTCGAGACTGTAGTTCCAATGCAGGACAACCAAAGACCCGCCTAACGTACCTTCTATTGTGATTTTTTCAAAGCATTTGTTTATCAATTGATATTCAGTCGAAATTTCTCGACATTCAATCAAAACTTCATACTTTTTGTTTTTTATTAACTTACCATAAGTTTTGTAAAGATAATCTTCTTTAATTACTAAAGTTCCTATTAAACGAATACATTTGTCGTCTGCGACTGTATCCCACTCTGAGATGTCCACCGTATCGTATTCGGAGATACTCATCTGCTCAAAAGTTTTTTTAAAGAAATCTCTGATTTCTTTAAGTGACGCTTTTTTTAATAGTTCCATTGTTATTACCTCAAATACAAATAACTAAATCGCCGACACAAACATTGACAAATTCCTTGCAGTCGTATCGAGATCC